CCCCCGCCATTACCGCCCTCATCGCCGGTCCCAACGCCGTCTCCTTCAGCAAATAATTGCAGATTCATCGGAACTTTGCAAAATGCTTTAAATACTTTGTTTCTCATTTCTTATCCTTTCCGCCCAGCCTATTCACTTTCGCGCCCGGGCCATTCGTCTCAGATTTATAGTTTTACGTCATTTCGGACATAAAAATAAGACGCTTCACCCCGCGTCTCACAGGGAGATAATCGGATCACCTATTCCTTCCCTTTACCTGTTGCCTTTTCTGTTGTTTTTTCAGTCTCATTTACGATCTCTGCAACTTTCTCATTCACCAGATGTTGTGCTCTTTCTTCATCTACATTAAAAATAGTGTCTACTTCAATGATTTTTTTTAATTTGACATCACTGTAGCGTTTAATACATCTTACCTTCACCGTTCTCACCTCCCTCCATTGCGCCGGCGCAAAATCAGTCATCGTGGGTTGCTTTAAATCCAAATTCCGGAAGGAAATTGATTTCGTAATGATATTTGTCCACAGATGCTTCGGAAATGTCTTCAACTACATACATCGTATAATCATTCAAATACACATAATCTTTCTGATACTTGTTCTCTGCTGTCTCAATGATCACTTCCAGTTCATTTGCATCATTGTTTTTCAGTGCGAATGTTCCTGTCAGTTCCAGAAGAATCGTATCTGTCCTTGCATTCAGGACTGTAAGCTTTCTGGTTACATTGAAGTTATCTGCTTCTTTGGAGATGTTATAGCTTACCTGATTTGCTTCTGTACATCCGGTAGCTGTGATACAGATCAGAAGTACCAGTGCAATTACTGCTGCAATTTTCTTCTTCATGTTTCATATCCTCTCTTTCTTAAAAATGGGTATAAAAATACCACCGGCCATTTCTGACTGGTGGTATCAGTTGGTTTGATAATAAATATCGTCCCTTATTGATTCAAGCATATAAGTTTTCTCTGATGGTTCATGATGTGGATTCATCCAATATACCGATTCATCTTCCATATACTCCATAAAATCAATATATGTATCTACATCAATTTCAAAAACCATACCTTTCTGTGTTGCCAAAACTTTTTGCACTAACTCGCTGTTTGGATATTCTCTTTTTAAATATTCAATTTGTTTTTCGTTTAATTTAAACTTTTCCATTCTGAATACTCCTCAACAATCTTTCATTTGTTGGATTACACTGAATTAATATTCCTGTGTCTGGATCTACCGAAACTGTTGTTTTCTCTCCAATATATTTCTGACTTCTTCCACCTTGTGAATCTGTTCTTATTGCCCTGACAATCACCGGTTTCTCCAGAGCGTCCTGTATCCCTTCTACAGTTACTCCCGAACGTGGTCTTCCTGTTTTTGGATCTCTCATGGTTCCTATTACTCTCTCCATGAAATGTTTGCTCTGTCTGGTTATTGCCGTTCCCTCAGAAGTTTTTATACCAACAACCTTTTCATTGATTTCACCATAGATTTTCTGATAATTCTTAAATCCAGATAGCGGTGATATCATGCCATTCTTCACTGATCGGGCATAAGTTCTAAGAAGTTCCCATTCCTCAGGACTATTATACTTCATTTCCTGGAAGTCTGCAAAATCTTTCGGCATATCTTTGCCAAGGATCTCTCGATATTTATCGAACTGTTTTCGGTCACTGAATGCATTCTTTGCAGCTTTCTCCTGGGCTTCAGCCTTTGCATTTCCCTTGACATATTTCTGATACCATTCATCATACGTCATATTTGCAGGTACTTTCTCAGTACGTCCAGTTTCCGGATTGTAAGCCGCTCTTGTCATCCTGGACAACGTCTTATCATCGATGTCACTGATCGTGGTAGATCTGCACCACGGATGCATCGGCGGATAGTTCTTTCCAGCCTGTCTTTGCGACACCAGAAATACTTTCCCATCCAGTTCCCGGCATATCTTACTGGTCCGCAAATCCAATGTAGCAACATACCGGTATTTCTTTATGCCGCATCCTTCATATGCCTGAGCTGTCAATTCTCCAGATAAGAAACAGCTCTCTGTCCTGATCAGTCGTCTTGCTTTGATTGCGCCGCCGCCAAACTTCTCAGTGATGACTGCTGCCGTTTCCCTGTCTGTCCTACCAGTCAGGAGACTTACCAGCAATTCATCTTTAACCATTTTTGCAAGATCGTCTGTATTCTTCCAGATGCGCTTCGAATAATGCTTTCCTGACCAGTTCATCCGCAATGCACGGTCAATCTGCTTTTGGTCGACATGAGAAAAGCTGAATCCCAAACCCGTTCTGCATTGTGTATTATATATCGTTCTGTAATAAGCGTTCTCGGCAAGCTGTTCAAAAAAACTTGTGTCAAACTGCTGTTCCTGCTGATATACATTCTGCATGACTGTATCGACCTGCTGCAGGAGAAGCTGTAATCTTTCAATCCTGGCTCTGTATGCCGGTGCTTCCAGTTCCCTGATCAGTTCCTGTTTATTCTCTCCGGAATCTTTATTTTTCAACTCCATAAGCAGATTCTGTATCGAATCCTTATCCTGCATACGATTCAGCAGATTCCATGCTTCTGTCTGGGACAATTTGTGCTTTGTCATATACTTCTCAAATATGTCCTGTGCGGCAAATATAATCTGAGAAGATGCTGATCTGTATATCCTTGCAATCAGATCTGCAGTTGCTTCTGCACCTTCCATCTGCTCATACATGTCCCATGCCGCACGGTTTTCCCAGTAATCACTCATCTACGTCTGTCGTTTCTTTCGTTTTCTCTGGTTTGTCTTCTGGATTCAGTTCTTTATCCGGTGGAATATTACTCTGCATGCCAAATACTTCCTGCTGACGTTTGATGTTTTCTTCTGTTTCTTTCTCGACTGCTGCCAGTTCATCATCAACATTCTGAACAAACGGTACCTGAGAAAGTAGCGTTTTCTTGCTGACCTTTCCCCATAGATTCGATACAATTTGAGAGATTTCAAGCAGATTCTTCGGAAGTGCTCTGGTAAATGTCATGGTAATTCCTGTTGGATCTACCTGTTTTCCCTGCAGTGAAAGAAAATTGCAAAAGATCTTAATTCTCTTTCTGAGCCCTTTGCGATAATATCTGGTTTTGATCTTTGTAATATTTTCCATACCAAGAAGTTTGAACTCCATGGCCACACCAGATACATTACCTCCGAAGCTTTCATCTGTCATACATGGGATATGCGAAAACTTGTGAATATCCTGCTCAATGGCCTTTTTCAGGATCTCTACTCCAGATTCGTCAAATGTCCTTGTCAGATACTCCGCTTTTGCACCATCCGGAACTTCCAGAACTTTTCTCTTTTTCAGCTGTTTTATAGCCGCCTCCATGCCATCTTTCTTTTCACCATTTTCATCTTCGACCTCATCATCTGCGAGCAATGTGCCGTAAATGGCAAGAATTGCATCAATGAACTGCTCCTTATCTGTAACTCGGTCGCTCATCAATGCATTGTATGCATCAATCAGTGGAATCTGCAGTTCAAAATCGCCGATGGCCAGCTTATTATTCAAATATTCAATAATGGGAATTTCTCCCATGTAGTGAGGTACAGGCTTTTCC